CTGATATAATTCGTGAACCTACTTAAGGAGTATTGTTATGAAACTTTCCACAAATACAATGAGTATTTTTAAAAACTTTGCTACGATTAATGAAGGCATCTTCGTTAAACCTGGTAATGTTATTGAGACTATCTCTAAACAAAAAAACATTCTTGCGAGAGCAGAATTAACCGACACGTTCGAATCTGAATTTGGTATTCACGACTTGAACAATTTCTTGGGCACACTCACACTGGCACGTGATGCACAGCCTGAAATTGAAGTTGAAGAAAAGAACATTGTCATCAAAGGCCTTGGTGGTCGTTCTAGCACCAAGTATCGTAAAGCGGCTAAAGAAACTATTCTTGTTCCACCTGATAAGACTATCTCCATGGATAACGCAGAGATTAAATTCTCTCTTGATGCACAAGACCTAGAATGGATTTCCAAGGTTGCATCTGCACTTGGTTCTCCAAACATTGCTTTTGTTTCTGATGGTGAATCTGTTACGATTGAAACGTTCGATGCAAAAGATGATGCGTCACACGTTAATTCAACAACGTTGAATGTGAACGGTACGGGTACAAAGTATCGTATGGTTTTTGCAACAGAAAATCTACGTTTTGTTCCAGGTGCTTATGAAGTTACCATCGCTTCTAAAGGTATTGGTCATTTCAAGAACACAACAGCTTCTGTTGAATATTGGGTGACAACTGAAACTGGTTCTAAATACGGAGAATAATTATGACCGCTGTGACTACACTCTATGGTTCTTTTGATGAGAACCAACTCAAATCTATTCGTGATGCACTCTCTGAAATTTCTAATGAGATGGGTGTGATTGATTCACATAAAGAAGCTATCAAAGACGTTATCGATGCACTCTATGATAACTTTAAAATTCCAAAAAAAGTTCTTCGCCGAATGGCAAAGACACATCACAAACAATCTTTTCAAGAAGAAGTTACAGAAGATAATGAGTTTGAAGCACTCTATATCGGAATGACCGAAACAAAATGAACTCAGTCGGCCGTAGAAACTTTGCAAAAAGCCTAGGGCTGGTTGGTCTACTCGCAGTTGGTGTTGAAGGTTATAAACAAGCCAAAGAACGAATTGTTTATAAGCAAGATGAACTCCCAACTGCGGAGTTAGAAAAACAACTTGAAGGAAAACCTGTGTTGCAACTAAATGCAACATACGGTGAAGAAATGCCGCCTCAGCAATACTATGGAACAAACATGTATGTTATAAGTGGTATAACACCAAGATATAAACCAGGAACAGAAAAAAATGTTCAAGTGAAAATTGTACCTGGTCCCGATGGTAAACTTTACGTCAAAGAGAATGACACTTGGCGTAGAATGTGATATAATGAATTTTTTTATGATGGAGTATGTGAATGGAAAGCAACCAAATGTTATGGGTGGAAAAGTATCGTCCCCACAAAATTGAGGACTGTATTCTTCCGGAGTCTATCAAAACAACCTTTCAGGAATATGTTAACAGAAAAGAAATCCCAAATTTGTTACTTGCTGGATCCGCAGGGGTCGGCAAAACTACAATCGCAAAAGCCCTATGTGAAGAAGTCGGCTGTGATTACATCGTCATCAACGGGTCGGACGAAAGTGGCATCGATACTTTCCGGAACAAAATCAAAAACTATGCATCATCAATGAGCCTTTCTGGTGGCCGCAAGGTCATCATCATTGACGAAGCAGACTATCTAAATCCAAATTCTACACAGCCTGCACTCCGTGGTGCTATGGAAGAATTTGCGGTTAATTGTTCATTCATCTTTACCTGTAACTTCAAGAATCGTATCATCGATCCTCTACACTCTCGGTGTTCTGTGGTTGAATTTAAGATTCAAAATGGCCAAAAAGCAAAGATGGCCACACAATTCTTTAAGCGTGTGGAATGGATTCTCGAACAAGAAAACATCACATATGATAAGCAAGTTGTTGCCGCAGTAATCACAAAACACTTTCCTGACAACCGCCGTGTTCTCAATGAACTACAACGCTATTCTATTGGTGGTACGATTGATAAGGGTATCCTAGCCGCTGTATCAGATTTACAAATTTCTGATTTGATTAAAGCTGTAAAGGAGAAAGACTTTGGTCTGGCTCGGAAATGGGTCATCAACAACATCGATTCCGATTCTGCTTCCATCTTCAGGAAGATTTATGAATCTCTCTATGATGTTATGACTCCGGATAGTATTCCACAAGCGGTGTTACATCTTGCAAAATATCAATATCAGTCCGCATTTGTTGCTGACCAAGAGATTAATCTAATGGCATTCTTAACAGAATTGATGGCTGATTGTTCTTTTAAGTGAGAATGATATGAGTCCATTTGATTTTGTTGAAGTTGTTCTAAACAAGAGAAATAAGTTTTCTGACGAAGAATTAGATTTCAAATCATATAAGCCGTTTCTTATTAATCGTTCACTCTCATATCAACTCGATTGCATTTTATATGTAAATGAGTTGAATATGAATCATCATCTACCGGAAACTTTACAATTCCAATATCTTCTAAATACAATCAGACCTATGAAACGCAAGTTTCACGCTTGGCAAAAACAGGCGGCGGTTAAGGATTTAGAATGTGTTAAAGAATACTTTGGCTACTCGAACGAAAAAGCTAAAGAAGCACTACGTATTCTATCAGATGAACAAATCGCTTTGATAAAAGAAAAACTAGACAGAGGCGGAGTGAAAAAATAATGATTAAAATAGAAGATATGGTAGAGGTGACACTAGGTGAAAAAGATGATTTCTTGAAAGTTCGTGAAACTCTTACACGCATCGGTGTTGCATCAAAAAAAGAAAAAATACTTTACCAATCTTGCCACATTCTACACAAGCAAGGTAAGTATTATATCGTACATTTCAAAGAATTGTTTTCTTTAGATGGTAAACCAACTGATTTGACCGACAATGATATTGCTCGGAGAAATACAGTAGCCAACCTACTGGAAGATTGGGAACTTGTTAAGATTGTCAACAAAGAACAAACTGCGGATCCAACAGTTTCTTTGTCACAAGTTAAGATTCTGTCTCACAAAGAGAAGAACGATTGGCAACTTATACCCAAATATAACATTGGCAGCAAAAAACCACAGTCCGTGGATAAATAAAAATATCCCACTCGGGATGGGACCAGCAGTCCGAGGTTAGGCTGGTTATGAATTCCTCGGGCCAATTTAGCCCACCTTAGGGCCGTTTGATGCTACGGTTGAAGGCGTCCGTGTAATTACACCTCCGACACGACAGTTCGGACCAGTATAAGGTAAGCTGGATGATATGCCTTCGGGGTATCAATTTTAATTAACTCGCTTTTAGGAGAAAACTATGACACATCTATCACTGCCATACGGCAAATCTTTGCTTCCATCCACCGTTGGTTTTGACCGACTACTAAGCACTTTCGAGGAATTTGACAATCTACTCGGTCAAGGTGCTAAGGTTCAAACCTATCCACCATACAACATCGTTAAAGAAGATGACGAAAATTACACGATTGAAATTGCCGTTTCCGGCTTCAAAAGTGATGAAATTGAAATCACTTCGGAAGGTGGAAAACTACATGTAAACGGTGCTATCAAAACGGCTAGAACCTCGGATAAGTATTTACATCGTGGTATTGGTACAAGGGATTTTTCCCATAAATTTGTACTGTCTGACACCATTGTTGTTAAAGATGCTGATATCGTTGACGGTCTACTGGTCATCAATTTGGTAAACATCATTCCGGAAGAAAAGAAACCACGTAAAATTGAGATTGGTTGTAGTAAAAATACAACAGAAGCCTTGACAAAGTAACGTGAGTCTGTTAGAATCCTTGTAAGTTACTTGGATTCTAACATGGAAATCTTCTTATCCTCATATAGTATTTTTGTTTTAGGTGCATTCCTAGGCGCACTATTGGGCCGAACATTTACTTTTGGAATTCTTGCCGTTTGTTTTTTGTTTATGTTGATTAAATTATGAAAACCGATAAACCGATTAAACTCCGTAATAGAATTTCCCAAGCGGAAGTATATTACACATATTCACATTGGCCATCTAAAGATATTGATGGTGTTGAATTTTTGCCGGTTGTAAAACAAATACCTACACAATCAATAACGCAAACTATCCATTATATGCGTAAAGATTCCTTGGAAAAGGTTAAGGTATAATGAACAAACATACACTTGACGTTGCGATGGTTCTGTGCTATAATTTAGCTATACTTGCAGGTACTGTGTGTTTAGTCCAATTTTACGATTGGTCGCCTTGGTGGTTTTTGTTGACCGTTTGTTGTTTGTTAAGTTTTAAAACGAAAGAAGAATGAAATGAAAGTTGCTCTCTGTTCGGATGTTCACCTAGAATTTGGTACGATTTCTTTAGAAAACACCGAGAATGCTGATGTGTTAATTCTTTCTGGTGACATTTGTGTTGCTAAGGATGTTCATGTGCGTGATACTTATAACCTCCGGGGTGAACATGATAAGTCTAATCAAATTCATACATTCTTTCAAGAATGTAGTGCGAGATTTCCTCATGTTATTTACATCCTCGGAAATCATGAACATTATCACGGTGATTTTGCTAAGTCTCTTACAACTCTCCGTACTAATCTTGGCTATTTGGTCAATCTCCATATTCTAGAAAAAGAATATGTTGATATCAATGGTACTTTGTTTTTTGGTGCTTCTCTTTGGACCGACATGAACAAAGAAGATCCACAAACTTTGTACGGCATCAAAGGCTACATGAACGATTATCGTATCATTGAAGATTCTACTGATCCTGTTCACTTCCGTGATTCTGATGGTAACTTCCACACACGCACAGGCAAATTTTCTCCAGAAAAATCTGTGCGTGAACACAAGGCTACTTTGCTTGCATTGAACGAAGCGATTGGTTCTCAACCACTTAAAAACTGGATTGTTGTGGGCCACCACGCTCCTTCTAAGCAATCGACCAAGCCACAATATGAAAAAGATGTTATGGTGAACGGTGCTTATAGTTCTGATTTGTCTGAATTCATTTTAGACCATCCACAAATCAAATTGTGGACACATGGACACACGCACCATAATTTTGATTACATGATTGGCTCAACACGTGTTGTTGCTAACCCACGTGGTTACATTAACTACGAAGACCAAGCCGATAATTTCCAATTACAATTTATTGAGGTTTAATTATGCCATTATTTGAAATTGATGTTCTCACTACTTTTCGTAACAAGTATGTTATTGAGGCAGAAAGTCTTGAACATGCGTATGATGAATTAGTAATGACCGAACATAATCGTGAGTTTGATGAAGTAACTCAAAAGTTCCTTGGTGAACAAATTATCGATGGTCGTGAGACTACAAAAGAAGGTATCATTGAAATGGTTAAACGATTGAAAGACGATAAGTCTGAACTCTGTTCTTATTGGATGGATGTTGATAAACTCATCCATACGATTGAATATACACCTAAGGAAAATGAAGGTTATGCTCACACTGAGCAATATTACGACACTGAACGTAATAAATAAAAATTCCGGCGTTCGTATAATGGATAATACAGGGGTCTTCTAAGCCCCGAATATGGGTTCGATTCCTGTACGCCGGACCAATTAATAAGGAATTAATTTATGATTGATTGTATGGTGATTGGTGATAGTATAGCAGTTGGTACAGCAATGTACCGAAAAGAATGTGCTAATTATTCCAAAGGCGGTTGGAACAGTTGGCAGTGGAATAAAGATTATCTTTCTTCTGCAACTACAAAATCATATGAAACAATCATCATCAGTCTTGGTGCAAATGACCATAAAGGTGTGAAAACTGAATATGAACTAAGAAAGATGCGTGAAGCAATTAAAGGTAAACGTGTCTTTTGGATTGATCCAGGAAAAGACCGTAAACCTATTCCACATGAAGCTATGATGCAAATTGCAAAAGAGTATGGTGATGTTGTACTTCCAAGACCTGCTGATAACATGAGTTCTGATGGTATACATCCAACAGGTAAAGGTTATAAAATTCTAGCTGAACAAACTAAATGAAACAAAAATTTATTGAAGCGTACATGAAAACGGCTGAAGTGTTTGCAGGACTATCCTCGGCACGTAGACTTCATGTTGGTGCGATTGTTGTAAAAGATGACCGCATCATTTCTATTGGCTACAATGGAATGCCATCTGGTTGGGATAACGATTGTGAAAATAAGATTTATTGTGAAGATGGTGATTGGTCTGAACAACAGTTACCAAAAACTGAAAATCTTCCATGGCTTCGTTATAAACTTGTAACAAAACCTGAGGTTCTTCATGCAGAAACTAATGCTATTGCTAAGTTGGCTAAATCAACCGAAAGTGGTGATAACGCTGTATTATTTGTCACTCACGCTCCTTGTCTTGATTGTTCTAAATTGGTATATCAAGCTGGTATTAATTCTGTTTATTATCGGAATAGCTATCGTAGCGAAGAAGGTTTAAAATTCTTGTCAAAAGCTGGTGTTCTAGTTACACAAGTTTAATTTCACATTATGAAATTTTCCAGTAACTAAATAATGATAGCAACTGGAGATAAGATGAAGGTCAGAATATTCAACTGTCCAGATAAAGATTTCAGACCCTTTGTGGAGAGGGCGGTAGAATTTTATGCTCAAAATTTAATAAAGTCTAAAAGACTTAGAGATAACATACATCTTACAGTTAAATTCAATTCAAAAATAAATGTTTGGGCTTTTGCTTCAATAGAAGAATACAATGCATCAAACAAGGCAAGAGAGTTTTTAATTGAAGTGCATCCTTGGTTAGGTGCGGCAGAAATATTAAAGACGCTTGCACATGAAATGGTTCACATAAAACAATTTGCATACAACGAAACAAACGAAACTCTTTCAAAATGGAAAGGTATTTCAATCGATGCTGATGCAATAGATTATTATCATCATCCTTGGGAACTGGAAGCATACAGTTTAGAAGTTGGTCTGTGGACAAAGTTCGCTGTCAAAGAAGAATTGTGGAATGTGTTTGAAGGTATTTCTAATCCTGATGCACCAATTGTAAAAGAAGATATAAAATGGAAATATTTGAAAGATGAAAACAGCACTACTTCTAACGGGTAATCCACGATTCTCGGAAGACTTTGATTCACAACTTCAAAATCTAACTAAATCAGCAATTGATTTATACATTGTATTTTGGCGAAGACCTTTTGGATGGGACCCTAAAATATCCGAGAATTGGTCCAATTTAAAAACTGCCGGTCAAGTCAGAGATAAACTACAAGCACATCTTCCACCTTGGTACAAAATAAAATTCATTGAGGTTCTTGATCCTTCTGCATTAGGAGAAATTCCAAAAGAATATGAACCATACAACAGTACACCATTAAATGTTTGGCAACAATACAAGTGCCTACAGTATTGTGATTTGTGGCGTCAAGAACTTGATGCATATGATTTGGTCATTCGTTCCCGTACAGATTTAGGATTGAGTGAGCCAATTGATTTGAAATTGGCGCATGAATGTTTATTGAAATCACCAAACACAATATACATTCCAAACAACCAACGTTATGGATATGCACCAAACTTTAATGACCAATTTGCAATTGGACTTCCACAAACAATGTCCATCTATGCTGATTCTGTAGTTAATTTTGATAGGTTCTACAATGAAGGTATCAAATACAATCCAGAACATTTGGTACAGACACAACTTCAACGCCATGCAATTACATGGCCACCAACAACGTTTGAAATTGTCCGTAATCCGGAACATTGGGTTCCTATCGAACATGGTAAGTGGAAAGAAATTTAAAAAATATTTTTAAAAAATACCACAAATCTATTGCCAAGAAGCCTATATAATGTTACAATTTAATTTTTATCGGAGATAAATTTTGTTCCTCATATCGAAACCCTCTTTGTTAACATGCGAGTATCGCACACCATTTATTGGTAGCGATAATCAGTCATGGGCGCACGGAGTTGGGGGTAGTGGAACACGGTAAATCTTAGAAGTAAAACCAAAGTTTCACAACCCTCAGACCTAAAAAATCTGAGGGTTTTTTGTTTGGAAGTGTTGTAATCTTACAACAAAATGTATTGACAAAGATTAGGAATCATGTACAATACACACAGTTCTTTAAAAAGTTAAGTGTAATTTGTTGGCGCATTGTGTAGTGGTAGCACAACGGACTTTGACTCCGTTAGTAATGGTTCGATTCCATTTGCGCCTGC